CCACCATTTACAACTATCAATGCTTTCTGAATGTCTCCATTAGCAATTGCAACAAAAGCATCGTTTCTTGCAGCCCAAGGATCAGGATAGGGTTTGTTAACATCACCCATTTTTGCATTTGCAAGTTGATCAAGAAACTCTGCATTACTAGATGTGACACCAACATTAGTTATTGCAACAGGATATATAGCAGCACCTGTCCCACTGTAATTCTTACTTACATAAAATACACCTACACTATCTTCACCTGCATTAGAAGATATCACTTGTCCTAAATAGGCAACTTTTTTTGCCACTTCCCAAAGAAGATTGCTTTCTTGACTCCAGCCTATTTGTTTATTTGGAATTGCCATTTTATTTATTTTTTATTATCTACTAATTTCTTCCCAATCTATAGAAGCAAAAGCACCTTCACCACCAGATGTTGTGCCTACAGCCATTTCCACTACAAGTTCAAAAGGTGTGCTTGTAAAACTGTTTCTTTCTAATTGATTGGCAAAAAGAGCTTCTTTGAGAATGTTGATAGAAGGAGATGCTTGGTTAGATGAATTAACAAACCCACTAGCCAACACTCTTCCTCCAGATGCAGAAGTGGCTGTAATGTTATATTCTACAGCAGAATCAGCTCCTGGATCAACCCAAGATCCTCCACTTACAGCAACACCACCATTCAACACTCTCCATTGATAATTTTTACCATTACCAAGTCCTAAAATAGAAACAGCCGTTGCTATTGCAACAGCATCTAGTCTTGTAGATTTAAGTCTTATTGCTACAATAGGATAGTAGGTTCCTGCTACAGCAAAGGTTCTAGGTGCTGTAATAGATGTACCAGCAGAAAGATGTGCACCTCTAAGTTCATATCCACCTTCAGATATCACTGTAGAACACACTTGTTTTAGTGTACTAGGATTGCTTGTAACTCCTGTGTTAGTGATTTCATACCTCAAAGGAAGAGAAGCAGTTGTTATGTATGTAGATGCTATAATATTAGCATGATGGAATGAATGACAATGTATGAATACACCATCAATAACAAAACCAAGTCTAACAGTTCCTTCTCCCAACCATTCAACATCCATCCAGAATATCTGAGCTTTAGTGATATCAAGAGTGATTCCTGAAGGACCATTACCATCCATTTTATCTACATTCCATCCTGTATCTCCTGGTCCATATACACCACCTAATTGACTTATTCTAGTTTCTGTAACAACTCCTGTAACAATACTTCTTTCTACAAAGCTTAATACACTACCGTCTAATTGAATGTACAGTCCGTTATTTACACCAAAATATCCCACTCTCTGCCTAAGATTGGTTTGAGCTGGAGCCATTACAAAAGTGCTTATAACAAGAAGAGACTTACCAGGCTGATAAGGAAACACTTTAATTGTTTCCCTTAACACTTGTGAACCGCTGGCTGTAGTTACATTTAAGTTTACAAGTCCTTCGTTTGCACTAAATACAGCAGTGCCACCACTAGCTGTGGATGTAGCCCAAAGTCCATTATCAGCATACCTGTGACTAGAATCAAACAATGTGAAAGGATTGGAAACTCTCAGTCTTCCAAATGCATCTTGAGCTGTAGAAGGGGCAAATGTAATTGCACTGTTTACATTAACATTAGTGTTTACATTAGAAGTCACCTTAGTCAAATAGTCTGTCTTCTTGAGAAGTTCCCACAAGAGATTAGACTCCTGACTCCATCCTATTTGTTTTGGTATAATAGCCATTTGTGACAAATTTAAAAAATTACTGTTTCATCAACAACACTTATTGAAAATATAATGTAATAATATTAATTATTTTTTAAATATCTGGATAACAAAAAATATGATAGCCAAAAGCACCCTGAAATTGAATAGAACGTAATATCTGCTATCCAATATGAGCCACTCAAGTCCATTATTAATTTGAACAGGAAGTCGTATCCAAAAGGCATGAAGAACATCGCTAACATTAGAGATGCTTCTTTTAATGCTGATATTTGTTTTCTTGTTCTTCTTAACATGGGAATCTTCCATATGTCTTTATTTCATTATCACTTACCCTGTCCACGATATTTGGACACAGGCTTATCTTTAGGACCTCTGGATTTTTGAGCTTTTCCTTTACGTCTTTTTCCAAATGTCACTTTTCTTGAGTCTGCTGTTGATTTTTTTGCCATCACTAGTCAATTATATTAGTAAAAAATCCTTTGGATGTCAGGTCTTCTTGGTTAGCAGCAGCACGTTTTTCAGCTGCATCTATTTCCTTTTGTGTAAACAGAAGACATCTTTCATTGCTTCCATCAGCATCTTCCACCCAGATAGATACATACCAGGGTTTAGCGTTGGAAAACTTTTTCTTTTCTGTGTTCCAAACCTTAATGAGCCTTCCAGCTTTCACCTTCACCTTGTCAATTAAACTTGCCATAATAATTAATGATTTTGAATAATGTATAAAATTATAAGTACTGTAAAAAGCAAAGATGCACCTAGTATGGTGAACTTAGCATCTCTCCAGTCAAATTTAGTTTTCTTCACTTTTTTGTCATAAACTTCTTTTCCAATAGCAGCTGCTATCCCTGCTACAAGCCCAATAAATGTTGCTGTAAGTTGTGTAAACACAATGCTTGACAGGAAGAAAGTAAAAAAGTTAGCTAACAAACCTGCCGAAAAATGCATTTCATCATCTATAGTTTTAAACATTTTATTTAAATTTAGTTATAAATAATAAGGCAGATGCAACACTTAATGTTAAATAGACAATTCTCTCTGTCCAAAATCCCCATTTTAATCCCACTCTTTCTATCCAATCAATTATAGAATTGGTTTTAGTGGACGTGTATGTAAGAGGTTTCTTGGTGAGGATATTGAGAAGACCATCATAGAACACACCTCTTACAGAAGCATAAAACAGTGCATACAACCCCACCTCTATTACATTAGGAGTGTAATAATAATCTGTATATATCAAAGCTAAACAAACACCAAACAAGATGGCACCTATTGTAAAGGTGACCATCTTGTTAATGTTTTCTACTTTTCCATAGGATGTGTTTATTCTAACACTTTCTATTAAGGTTGATGTAACCACTGCAACTATAGTGTATAGAATAAACATTTTAATTAGTTAATGAACCAAACATCATGATGATCAGGCCATAAGAGTGCCCAGAAGAATATGCTACCCAAAACAAACCAAAGCAAAGCCATAGAAAACTGACCTGTTTTAGTGATGGGAACATTCTCATCTGAGTCCACCCATGTGTAACCTTTAGATGTAGGATCTTTTTTTGCCACCCTACTTCCTGATCTACTTGACCTATAGGCAAAATAGAGCCAGATGAAAGGAGGGATGTAACAAAACGCAAGAGCAATGAACATGTCAAAGCTTTCTGCTAAAGGAGCTAATGTTAGTAACATAATATAATTTTTTTGTAAATATAATTAATTTTTTAAAATTATATAGTTTTTAATTGAAAGTGCATACTTGATTTAAAAGTACCGTCTAAATTTCTTAATCTTAAATTAGCTTTTTCAGAAGGAGTTATTCTATTGTCAAATATATCATTATTTTGTAATATTAAACCTTTACAACTATATTGTTTTTGATTAATGGTTCGTCTTATATCACAAGGATTTACCATTAATTCTTTAGAACATTCTTTTATAGAATTCCAAATTTTATAAATATTTCCTTTAAAAGTAAACCCATATACTCTTTTTTTATTTGTATCATGAGCTTTGCTTTGTTTTTCTCTAGTTTCTTTTGTTCCTATTCCACCTTCTCCTCCATATGTAAGATTATAACCTTTAGAATCAGTTGTAGAATCATAAAAAGCTATCCAATATTTTTCTCTATCATCCAAAACTGCATTATCACACTCTTCTAAAATATTAAATGTAAAAGCGTCTTTTCCATATTTATTATAAGAAGATTGAATATGTTTATTTACATGTTTTCCTAATCTTAATTTTCTTAGATGTTCTTTTTGTCTAGTAACAAAACAGACTGCCTTACCAATATAAACTTTAGTATTTACTGTATTTTTTATAATGTATATACAACTCATATGTCATTTAATTCAAAATGCATTCCATCACGCCTTTTAAAATTTCCTCCCCAATAAAATCCAGCATCTGTAAAGCATTTTACAAAACCTGGAGAGAGTTTGGGAATTTGATTAAGTCCGTTCTCAAAAGCATTTACATCTATAGCTATTCCCCAAGAGTGGAGAGACATAGAAGCAAGTCCTCTTTTCTTACGGATGTTAAAACAACCATCCCATGTTTTAAGCTCATTTACATGTCCTCTTTGTATGAGATTGTGAAATGCCTTAGACAGAGGCTCAATCATATCCCTGTTACAATAAATACGTTTAGGAATAATTCCTATTTCTAAATGTCCAGGCACATCCCACATCACCATTGCTCTTTGCAGGTTTGGATCACCATACTTTTTTAAAGCTTGTTGACTTGTTACCATATTAATCTATTTGTTCTTCTATAGAATCTTCAGAGAAGAAATTTGTTAAAAC